TACTTCTGCAAGCACTGCGGAGAAATCTGGGCGCGTCGTATTGTCCTTACCTCGAAAGGGGAACCACAGTACTTCCGAGCAATCGACGTCGCCTGTCGGAAGCATCCGGACCCTTGGGCAATCCCTGGGTCTCTCCTCGCCGACGAACTGATCTACAACCTCGACACACTCAGCCCGGAAGCAATCGCTCGGGAACTGGATGTACATTTAGCTTACTATGAAAGAATGATATGAACGCTCCCCTCACCCCTGACACGCTAGTCACGAAAGACCAGCAATCCTTGTTCGGCCCCAAGATCTGTCTCATGGGTCTCGGCGGCACAGGTAAGACCTACGCGCTCGGAACCTTGTGCGACTGGGCGGACAAGAACAACTTCGAAGTCGCGGTCCTGTTCACGGAGAACGGACTGGAGACCCTGCTCGGATACTACAGGGATCACAACAAGCCAGTTCCCTCGTGCGTCTACTGGCACCAGCAGGCCACTAAACCCATCTCCCTCAAGGCCCTCATCAACGCTGCAGATCTCGTCGGCAAGCTCTCCTACGAAGCCTTGGCCAAGTCTACGGACAGCAACCGAGGCGGGGAGAACAACGCGTTTTGGAAGATCTTGAACTCCTGCGCGAACTTCAAGGACGACCGGACAGGAAAGGAACTCGGCCCCGTAGACGCCTTCCCGCGCAACCGCATCTTCGCCATTGACTCCCTCACCGAGTTGAGCAATGCTGCGTTCAAGATGCAGATCGGCTCGCGCCCAATGGCTTCGCCGGGTGACTACGGCATCGCCCAGTCTAACCTGATGAACTTCCTCCGCCTCTGCACTCAGGGCCTCGAATGCCCCTTCGTCATGACTGCTCACGTAGACAGGGAGACTGACCCAGTCACCCAGTCCACCAAGGTCATGATCAAAGCGATCGGCAAGGCGCTGGCTACCGAGATCCCTACCTTGTTCTCCGACGTGATCTACACAGTTCGGGACGGTGACAAGTTCTTCTGGGACACCGCCGCTTATGGCGTGGACTGCAAGACTCGCTCCCTCGGGTATAAGAGTAAGATTACGCCAGACTTCTCCAGCATCATGGACGTCTGGTTAAAGCGGGGAGGTTAAGCATGAGCCGCAAGTCCTTCACCACCCTCTCCGTCGAGGTCAAGGTCCCTCAGGCTCCTGGCTACTCCCAGAAGCAAACGCTCGAGTGGATCAAGAACTCCATGCAGCAACTTGGCTCCCCGTTTCAGTCCTACGCGAATCAAGTTCAAGTCCGCCTGATCGGGAAGAAGACTACATACCTATAGGAGCCTCTCATGGCAAAAGAAATTATCGGCGATGCCTGTGCCTATATCCCCGGAGTCAACGGAGCTAAAAACCGTTACTTCAAGATCGGCACAGGTATGCGCGACGGAGATCGCATCTCTGTAAAGATCGACACCATCCCTCTCCCCGGCCTTGGCTGGGACGGTTGGGTGAATATCTTTCCGAGGCAAGACCCACTCGGGCCTGTACCTGCGTTTGCAGGACCACCTCCCGCTAGACAACGACGTCCTCCTGGTCCCTCCGGTTTCGACGACCTTGCTGACGACATTCCCTTTTAACCAAGCGTGTTCGGGGCGACGCTAACTGCCCCATTGTTAGTCCTTTAACCTTACCAGGAGTCATTATGACATCAGCATTCAACCCCGAGCAATTCCTTGACGCACAAGTCAACGAAGCGAACGAGAAGCGTCCTCCCCTCCCCACAGAGAATCCGGACAACCCCAACGGGCTCTACATGGCCGTGATCGGAGAGATCAAGACCGACTCAGGCACCATCGGCAAGGGCGACCGTCAGGGCCAACCGTGGATCTCCATGCTTATCCCCCTGCGCATCCAGGTCCCTCCGGCAGTGCAAGGCCTCGGCCTCCCGCCAGAGCTCACGCTCACTGACCGGGCCTTCCTCGACCTGAACGCAAGTGGTGGCCTCGACAACAGCAAGGGTAAAAACCGTCGCCAGAAAGACTACCGCGATGCGACTGGCACCAACGTCGCAGGTGTGCCGTGGTCCTGGCGCCAGCTGCAGGGGAAGATGGTCAGCGTGAAAATCAACCATGAGTTGTATCAGGACCAGATTCAAGAGCGCGTTGGCGCAGTCCTGCCGAGCTAACCACGATGCAGTCGCGCCTCCAGTCCCTCATCGAAGCCTTGGCGAATGTTCTCCTCGGCTACGGCGTCGCTCTGGGGGCGCAACTCCTAATCTTCCCCCTCTTCGGTATCGAGATCCCTTTGTCAAGTAACATTGCCATAGGGATCATTTTCACCCTAGTCTCCCTAGTCCGTTCCTACGCGCTGCGGAGACTGTTTAACTGGCTACACAGTGCGCGGATTATCCGCAAATAACTCGCGCTAACATGGGCATCCCTTATGAAACTCATCCACGGAACACCAAGCTCTAAGCATGATCTTTATTTTATTTGGAAAGCGATGTGGTATCGCTGCTATCGTGCAGATAACGCTGGTTACAAAGATTACGGTGCAAGAGGAATTGGTGTATGTGAGCGCTGGAAAAGCTTAGAAAACTTTGCCACTGACATGGGGCCTAGAGGCATTGCCGAAACTCTAGATCGGATAGATAACAACGGAGACTACACTCCTGAAAATTGTCGCTGGACTACAATGGCCGAGCAAATGAAACCTGGCCGCAACCAGCTTCGTTGTACTAATAAGTCAGGGGTCCGTGGAGTGTTTAAGCGCGGTAAAAACTGGGAAGCTTATGTAACAGTCGACTACATGAAAGAAAATTTATACTACGGCCCTTCCTTTGAAGCCGCTGTAGAAGCTCGTAAAACTTGGGAAACTAATCATGCGTAACTACATCAAACTTTCAGCTATCGTTATAGCTCCAGATCGTCAACGAAAAGAATTTAAAGAGGATGAACTTCGCACGCTGGCAGAATCAATCAGAACCAAAGGTCTATTCCACCCGATTATCCTTCGCGTAGTTGGAGACTCCTATGTTCTTGTCGCAGGAGAGCGGCGGCTTCGTGCAGTCCAGGATCTGTGGGATCTCGGTCAAGCCTTTATGTATGACGGGGCTGCCGTCCCTTCAGATTCTATCCCTTATGCAAACATTTCAGACCTCAGCGACCTTGAAATTGAGGAAGCTGAGCTGGAAGAAAATGTCCAGCGTACTCAGTTAACTTGGCAAGAAAGAGCGGCGGCACATGCTAAACTTCATACACTCCGCAGCAAGCAAGCGGAAGCGTTGGGAGCACCTGCGCATACAATTGCTGATACCGCACTTGAAGTTCGGGGCTCTTCCGCAGGTGTCAATCAAGAGAATACAAGAAGAGAAATTATCATTGCAAATCACTTGGATAATCCAGCAGTCAGGGCGGCCAAAACTGCAGAGGAAGCATTTAAGATCCTCCGTAAGGAAGAAGCGCAGGTTAAGTCCAGGGACTTGGGCATCTCGGTTGGGAAGACCTTTAGCGCCTCCATGCACCGAGCGATTAACGAAGACTCCCTGGCTTGGATGCGAAGCGCTCCAAGCGGGCAGTTCGATTGTATCCTCACTGACCCACCTTATGGCATGGGGGCGGATTCTTTCGGCGACTATGGGGGCGTGGCCGCAGGCGCGCACGGGTATATTGATACACCAGAGCTATATGAATCTATCCTCAGAGTCTGTGAAACCGAACTCTTTCGTTTAGCTAAAGAACAGGCGCATATGTACTGGTTCTGTGACATTGATAAGTTCACTGACACAAGAGAGCGTTTTCGCGCAGCAGGCTGGCAAGTATTTCGTACTCCGTTAATCTGGTACAAAAAAACTGGCATGAGAGCGCCATGGCCAGACTCAGGCCCCCAACGTAAATTTGAGACAATTCTTTACGCTGTTAAAGGAAAAAGGTCTGTGCTTAAAATGCTCGGAGACGTGCTTGATTACGGGCCAGATGCTAATGCAGGTCATGCCGCCCAAAAACCAGTTGCTTTATTACAGGACCTTTTATCCAGGACCTGTTTGCCGGGCAATACGGTTTTTGATCCCTTTGTAGGATCTGGTTCAACTATAGTTGCCGCACACGCACTTAAGTGTATCGCAACTGGCATTGAAATTGATCCGGCAAGTTACGGAATTGTAGTAGCTCGAGTAAGTAAATTGAGTGTACAAGCTGAGCTCGACCTGGAGTTAGGACTATGAAAATTCCAGGGCTTCCTCACGGTGTTCACGCTAAAACCTATAGAGCGTGGACAAATATGAAAACTCGCTGTAATAATTCAAATTATAAAAATACGGATAGATACAAAGAAGATGGGATTACATACGAACCTCGCTGGGAAAGTTACCAAAATTTTTTAACTGACTTAGGAGAAGCCCCTGAAGGCTTACAATTAGACCGTAAAGATAATGACGGGGATTACTGCAAAGATAACTGCAGATGGGCAACCCCGAGTGAAAATAAACGAAACGCTTCTGGTACTAAGTTAGTTCCCGAGCTTATTAAAAGTATCCGTGCAGACACTCGAGCGTCTCGTACTATCGCTAAGGATTATGGCATAGGAAAATCACAGGTACTGCGGATAAGGCAAGGTATACAGTGGGGAGATGTTGCATGAAAATTCACGGCGAAGGGCCAATACCTGCCCGTATACTTATAGTAGGGGAGTTCCCCTCCGACCACGCCCGAGTCCCGTTCGACGGAGCATCCGGCATGGAATTAAACCGGATGCTCCATGAAGTCGACATCATGCGAAGCGACTG